ATGGGAAGTGGTAGTACCTTAGTCGCTTGTCAAAACACCAACCGCAACGGGGTAGGCATAGAAATGGACGAAGCATATTTTAAGATAGCACAACAAAGAATAAAAGAAAACGCACATAAACTTTTTTAGATGAAAATTACCGTACCCGATTCACTTGCTGACATATCTGTTAAGCAATACAAACTCATAGCTGAAATAAAGTTAGAAGAAGAATCCACCGAGTGGATTATTGAAACGATTTGCATTATGTGCAACCTTACGAAAGAACAAACGAACCAACTCTCCATACCTGAGATGGAACGTATCAGCACTATTATAGGTCGTATAAATAACGCAGACAGCCAAGACGAAAAGCTACTCTCGAAATTAGATTACAAAGGAAAGAGGTATGGCTTCCACCCGAATCTTTCTAAGCTAACGGTTGGGGAGTTTGCAGACTTAGAAACGTATTGCACGAAGGGATTGTTTGATAACCTAGGACACATACTAAGTATTCTTTACCGCCCTATAAAGAACGAGTCTGGGGACTTTTACTCTATAGAATCCTACAAAGGGGATGGTGACCCGACCTACTGGGATGATTTAAAGATGAACGTTGTCATGGGGGCAATCAATTTTTTTTTGTCTATAGGCGTGATATTAACGAGAGATTTAGCCAGCTCTTTAGCGGTGGAGGTGGGGAAAATCTCATAGCCGAGAAGTGGGGATGGTACTCTACGATTTATTTTCTTGCGGGGGGAAACCCGTTGTATATCGAAGCAGCCACTGAGATAGAAATAGAATCGGCTTTTACATTCTTATCCTATGAACAAGACACGTCAAGAAAAGACAAAGCACCAGACGCAACTCAATACCGATGAAATCGTATAAACAAATAGTCGAGCTTTTAGAAGAAATAGAAGAAAAGCACTTAATACTTCAATCGTTTCACGCAGGACCTTTAGACCAGGTAGATATTGCGAAACTCGGACAAACCGATTACCCGATTTTATACTGCGAGATAATGGGGGCAACGATAGACAACGGAACTTTAACGTACGACATTGAATTGTTAGTAGCGGATATGATACTACCCGACCTAAAGAACCGTACGCAAGTTTACTCGGATACCTTACAATTGCTTCACGATGTACTCGATATGTTTATTCAATCTTTAGCCAATTCTAACACAACGGTAGATAACGACTATAAGTTTGATTTACCCGCAACGTGTACACCTTTTACGGCACGATTCGATAATGAGCTTACTGGGTGGAGTGGTTCGTTTTCTATTGAGGTGTCTAACTCTAATAACCTTTGTATAGCACCTTATAGCTGATGGCTAAACCTACGATAGAAATAGGGGGTAAGACCTACCCGATGACGAACCTTAACAAGACACTTGAAAAGATAGGGAAGATGTGGCGCAAGAACGCACGTATCTCTTTACGTATGCAAGATAAAGTTAATACGGGTGCGTTGTATGATTCTATGCCCGTAATTGTAGGAGAAGATTCTGACGGCTACTATGTGAATATCACACCCCAAGTTCACTACTGGGAGTTCGTAGATAAAGGAGTGCAAGGGGCAAGTAAAAACATCTTCGCACGGCAGTCAGAATCGCCTTTTAAATATGGCGCGAATAAAACGCGAGGACTACGAGGTGGGATTGATAAATGGGTTATTCAAAAGGGCATACAAGGCACACGCGATGCACAAGGTAGGTTCACACCCAGGAAGTCTTTAGTGTACGCAATATCGAACGCAATATGGCATAGAGGTCTAAAGCCTACCTTCTTCATTTCGGACACCTTAAAACGGCTAAAACCCAAAGCGATGAAATGGTTAGGGTTAGCGATAGGAGAGGACATAGCGAACGCAATAAGAGAAAGTTTATCACTTAATAAAAATATAGAAGCGAAATAATGGGAATGACAATCCAACAAAAACCGAGTGCAAGTTATGTACATGGTGCGTTTGAACAACTTATGTATGTGCTTACTTCTACCGCACAAGCATCAGCATCGAATTACAAGTACCGATACATTGCAGATTTGTACGTAGGTGGGGTTTTAGTTTCGAGGGTTAAGGTCTATCCGAACGGGGCGGGGGCGGGAGTGATACGAATAGATAAGCTTATTCAAGATTGGATGGCAGTAACTAAGGCAGACCAAGGAACGGCTACTAATGAAATCTACGATACTTCGATTCACACTTTAGGTATCAACACGACTTCTGAACTTTGGAGTAGTAACAACGGAGAGAACTACCGAAAAGTAGAAATGAAATTTGGAGAAGAATATGCCACTTCTGCTACCACCAACCCCACCGAATACCTTGACGAATTAACTGGTAATTTTCTTTCGTGTATTATGTCGGCAGGGTTAAGAAGGAAGAATACTTGGGATATGGGAATACCCGACTTTTTATCAAATGAAAATTGGATAACTGCCTTCCTTCCTACTGACAACTTAAAACTCGTATTTAGTGATAGGGAAACAAGCTCGGATTATGTAAGTAAAACCGTATCAGAAATTCCCGTAGTTCATCAAGACGTAACACTAAAAGAGGTGAGGACTTTAGGGTTAGGGATGGACGGCTCTGCTCCACAATCTTCGGTAGCGGTTTCTGCTTGGGTTGGGTTGTATAGTTCAGCGAATGTTCTTATAGACTCAGGGTTTATAACCGCAGCCACTTCGGGAGGCATTGCACCTGGTTCAGTTAGTACCGATGCAGGACGATTGCAATACGTTGGTGTAGGTCCTCATAACTTAACTACTCAATCCATTGTACCATCTTTCGCGGCTTTTTTTGCTGCGGGTTCGGTTGCATATTATGAAGTAATTTTTATGCAAGATTCTACCACCGTTCCAAGTAATGCAAATAAAACTTCTTGTGCTTCGTGTGTTTATCAATACACCGTTATAGGTTCAGATTGTACGTATGGCGATACTGATTATAACTACGTGACTTTAGCGTGGCAGAACTCTTTCGGGTGTTGGGATTATCAATCGTTTAGTTTAGTTCACCAAAGGACAACGGGAAGCATAGAAAGAAAGACCTTCGACCAAGTCGCGGGGAACTGGGATAACGCAGACGCTAACCAAGACTTTAACTTTAGGGGTGACCAAGGAGGCACACGGATTTCTAAGGTATCAGCTACGCAAGAAATGACGGCAAATAGCGACATCTTTAATCAAGACGAAGTAGACCTATTAGAAACGCTTTACATCTCCCCTAACGTCTTTCTTTTGGGTGCAAATGGGGGAACGGTTACACCCATCGTTGTCACCGATACGAGCTTTATTAGGAAGAAGAATGTAAACGAACGTTCCCCTTTTATCTATCAAATAAAGTTTAAGTACGCAAAAGAACGCCCGACTACAAAAGGGGGAACATACAAAGGATGATTGAATTAATAGCATACGGACAAATCCCACAAGCCATCAATGATGCGGTAGGGGATTCTTATACGTTAGACGTATCGAACCCAGGTGCGATTTCTTTAACTTATCAAGTAGGGAAAGGCGAAGATGTTATGGGGCGTTTTAGTCCTTTTACCCAAACCTTTCGCTTACCTTTTTCTAATATAAATTCGGAGTTCTTCGGACATTACTACGATATTAATATAGATACCCAAGCGGTAAACAATTCACAAGTTCCAAAGTACGATATTCACCGCAAAGCATACTGCGAAATTCGTGTTGACGGTGTGCCAATTATTCAGGGATCACTACAACTAAAAAAGGTTTACTTAAAAGAAGAAGAATACGAGGTAGTCGTGTTTGGGTTAGAGGCTAATCTATTTCAAGATGTTGCCGACCTAAAATTAATTGATGCCTTCAAAGATATTTTGGGAAACATAGTGCAAAGCTATGACGTTTTTTTATCGGACGAAAACATAAAAAGTTCGTTTGATTTAACACAAGACGTTACCGAAGGAACGGTAGGTGCGGGGATAGTTATGTTTCCGATTATTGATTACGGCCTTTGTGGAGATTATAACTTTATTAACTATGAATCTAACTCTACTGAATTAGGGGGGTTTGCGGTAGCCAATTTCTTGCAGCCGTATCAGTTAAAGCCTTCTTTTAATATCAAGCACTTATTTGAAAAGATAATTAATAAAGCGGGATATTCCATCGATGCAGCTTCCAGTCCGTTTTTAGACACCCCCGCTTTTACAAAGTTGTTTATGACACTCGGTTCAGATAGGGAAGTTCTTGCAACGAGGGGAGTACAAGGGGTTTTAGCGGGTAAAAATGATGCGACTACTATTCAAACGTGGACGAGTGCGGGAACGGCAGCGGGGGATGCTGCTACAATACTTGCTTTAAACCAAGATTCTGGGGTTGGGTTAGGAACTCCCCCTAACCCTTCGGCATTTTATGACCAGGGGAATCACTATAACACAACGCTTTACACTTTTACCGCACCCGATAACGGAACTTATTTTGGTAATATGACCGCAAGTTTTGATAGTACCAACTGTATAATCGGTGAGGGTGCTTCGGTTAAAGTAACGGTGGCAGGGGGTTCGTGGTTTACTGGGTTAGGAATAGATAATTCCGTAGAGCAAGGTCTACCTGGAACAAGTGGGGGAATTACAACTTTAACTGATATTATCGTAGATTGGGGGGGAGATTTAGTAGCGGGTAATACTTTAAGCGTTTATGTAACAGTTAACGTTTTAGGTACGGGAGGAACATTAAAACTAATGTCTAAAGGAACTTCTTTCATTGTTCAAGCCAGTAATTTAGTAAACGGGTACGCAAGTATTCCCTACAATATGCCTGACATATTACAAACGGATTTCATACGCGACATAGTAGAAAGGTTTAATTTGTGTATAGTATGCGACCCCGATAACCCTATGCGGTTAACGATAGAACCGTGGCAAGATTATTTAGACAAGGGAAATCATAAAGACTGGACGCAGAAGTTAGACCTTTCCCAAAGTCGTGAGATTACAAGTACGGATAGTTTAAAAAAGCAGTTTATACATTATCGAGATTCAGAGGACAAGACAAACATAAACACCAAACAGCAAGACCTTTTAGGTCATGTTATAGGAGAATACAAACAAGAAATAGGGGGAGATTTTGTAGATGGAACGTTAGAGAATAAACCCATTTTCGCACCGTTTAATGTGCAGAAGATTCCACGTATAGACGATTCTTCTATAAGCGATGTTAATGATTTCTTAATAGCGAGGGAATATTCACCCAACACCGAAGGACCAATTTCTGACGCAACCCCAAAACTGTTTTATCATAACGGAATAAAAACTTTGGGGGGTGGGAACTCGTTTTTTATAGGCGATTTAAACTCTATCTACTACCCGCTTTGCCTTCCGTTCTATAATGCGGGGCAACCGATGGTAGTAGATTCCCCTATGCTATTGTGGCAGTTTGCCGTAGTACCTTCTTTCTACAGTCCAGTATTTGGAACTGAACCAAGTAACCAGGGATACTTTGCGCGATACTATCAGCAGTTTCTGCTCTCTATCTATTCAGACGAAGCAAGGCTTTTTGAGTGTAGTATAATGCTTACCCCTTCGGACATATTCAATTTTCGTTTTAATGACGAAATACAAATAGAGAATGTATCGTATAGGGTTTTAAAGATTAGTAACTACCAACCCTTTTCGGGAGTACCTTCTAAGGTTCAGCTACTAAAAAAGGTGGAAAAGGTTTCCTCTTTAGTATTACCCGACCCCTATTCAAAATGCGATTTAAACATTACAGCTTATAACGCTAACGGGAATGTAGTATTTACAAACCCTTTAGATGGCACGACTTCTTCAGGAACTCAAACGTGTTGTGAAGAAAACGGACTATATTGGAATGGGGATGACTGCCTTTGGAATACTGGGGGCGGTGGTGGTGGTGGAACAAAACCAACGCAAGGTGATCCGAATTTAGAATGGGTACAAGGCAAAAGCTATCTAACGGGCGTAGGTGGTTTTAACTCTATAAAGAAGCAAGGGGTACAAGATACGAACCCAATTTTAGGAGAACATTCTATTCGGGGAATTAACGTTAGTAGTGCAGCACCTTCGGTAGCTAAAGAGTTTGTTTTCTATGCTACAAGTTATTCTTCCCTTACCGTATTAGCGACCCCCGATGGTAACACATTGCAGAGTTCGAGCTTTTCTTTACCAGTAGGAATGATGTGCCGCTTTGTT